ATAAATCTTAATCTTTATGATAGTTTCAAGACCCCAAAATTTGAGAATGATGGGATAGGTTTTTCAAAAGGTTCACAAGAAATCTGGTTAACGGCTCATGGTTACTTTGTAGAACCAGAAATACTTGAAATACTTAAGAAGCAATTTGCTCCGGGTTTCTTTGATAGGGATTTCCCTCGAGGTCTCGAGGTATATCAATTATTTAATAGAGAATATTCGTGGTCACCTGGCTATCAAAGTATTTTCCAACCAAGTTGTTTTGAGGCAGAAATTGAAATTGGAGAAAAGAGACTCGTAAAAGAAAGCGTGGAGATGCCAGCGTTTGTTCAAACGGAAGAGGGAGACTTTGAATTCAAAGTTACCGAACAAGAGATTGAAAAACTTGTTCCTGACGATGTGATTCGTATAAAAGTAACTCCAGCCTATTCACAATTACTATGGGAAGAAGAATATGATGCATCTCAAAAAGATACCACATCCTTTGATGTCCCATGTGAAGAGATTATTGACTATTTGCATTTGGAGCAAAGAGAGTATGATGGTTATTATTTCGATCCAGAGGGTACACTCGTTTGTTTTGATGCCTCACTTTCAGGAATATGTGATGGATTGCTAATAAGAAAGGATTATCTTGAACAATTCCTTACAGCAATGGGACTGAAGTTGTTCTGGCTGTGTACAGGTGAGAAACAGTTTTTCCGAGGGGAACTCAACCAAATCTGGAAACGGTGGGAAGGATTTATTTACTATGGCCAAAGTCAAATTAATGGAAGTCTTGAACCTGTAGAGGAGAACTGAAGTTTTATGCTTATATCTTAAAAGAATTGACACCAGATAAGAAATAGGGATGAGGGGATATTGAGGGCATTTAGTTCGAAATATTTCCCCCCTATTTGCTTTAAGTGTTGCTCTGTAATGGTTTAGTATTTGCATCTTTTTTCTCAACAGAAGAAACATCATAAAGAACACGCATTGTTTGGAAAAGGGGTCTACAAGAAACCCTATTATTCGACAAATCCTTACTTCCACATATCGCCTTACTGAACTTGCCCGACAAAGCGATAGAACACTTTAATGTCCTGCCTGCGCCGACCGTCCACCACGGTACGTTCACCGATTTCAATGTGGTCGATCAACTCGTCGATAGTTGCCCGGTCAAGTTCCTGCAAATCCAGATGCTTACGGATGATCGCCGCCCAGTTGTGAATGGCGGCGGTTTCCTGCTGGGCCTGGTCCACCTCGGACAGAAGCGCGTCAAGGCGTTCCGCTTTGGCTATGCGCTCCTGTTCGTTTTTTTGTGCCAGCACTTTGAAAGTGCTTTCGCTCACCGCTCCGGCATACTTATCTTCGTAGAGCTTGGCGGTCAGGGCTTCCAACTCCTGCACACGGCGGCGCAACTTTCCTATTTCCTGCTTGGCGTCATCTAACCGCTGTTCATCATAGTGAGTGAGATTCCGCTTCAGCCGGTCCACCACAGCGGCCTCGTTCAGCGCCACCGCCTGGGCATGGGCTTTGACTTCAGCCATCACCAGATCTGCCAGCGTTTGCTCATAGATCCTGTGCCATGAACAAATGCTCCGGCCAGACCTCGCATAAGTCCCACAAAAATAAGAAACATATCGCTTTGATGTTCCGTCTTTATTCCGCCGAGTTTCCACGTTAGCGTTCATGTGGGATTTACAGTCGGCACAAATCAGCTTGCCAGTGAACAGCTTTTCCGTTGGTTCCTGTCTGCCGATGGAACGGCGGCTTGCCGCCTCGTTGATTTGCTGCACAGTGTTCCACTCGGCCACAGTAATAATGGCTTCATGGGCGGCCTCACATCGAATCCATTCGTTTTTGGGCTTGGCTCTCCTGGTCTTGTCCTTATAGGAGCGGGTGCCGGAGTGATTCATCACCAGCGTACCTGTATAGACCTCGCTGTGAAGGAGCTTCTTCACCGTTGCATAGGTCCAAAGCTGGACAGCTTTACACTGGGTTTTCCCGTTGATCTGGTGCCAGTAAGCGGATGGGGAGGGGATACCCTCTCGATTGAGGGCGGCGGTGATTTGAGCGTAAGCTGTACCTGCCAGCCGGAGATCGTATATCCGCCGGACAACAGCGGCGGCGCTCTCGTCAATCACCAGCTTATGCTTATCCTCGGCACTCTTGCGGTAGCCGTATGGAGCGTAGGCAGAGAGGAATTGACCACTGGCCTTTTTGCTGTGCAGGACGGATCTGACTTTCCCGCTCAAATCACGAAGGTGGTAGTCGTTCATCAGGCTGCGGAAATGGAGCATATCGGTGCTGTCGCCTTCGCTGTCCAAACAGTCCAGCACAGACACGAACCGGCACCCCAGGGAGGGAAACACGATGTCCACATACCGTCCGACCTCCACATAGTCCCGACCCAGGCGCGAGAGGTCTTTGACGAGGATCAGGTCGATCACGCCCTTCCGGGCATCGTCCAGCATCTCTAAAAATCCGGGGCGATGGAAATTACCGCCGCTGTACCCATCATCCACATAAGTCCTGGCCTCCACCCAGCCGTTGAGCATGGCAAATTTGGACAGAAGCTCCCGCTGATTTTCAATGCTGGTGGATTCATCGGCGGGGATGTAGTTCTTGGCCTTGGCGGAATTGGAAGCATCGTCTACGCTCAACCGGCAATAGATACCTGCCCTGTATACTCTATTCATCCCGCTGCCTGTCCTTCCTGCGCAATCGCACCGTCCACGTTGCCGACATAGCGGTAAAACACCTTAACGTCACAAACGCGCATCGCGCCCTGCCGCCGGGTTTCACCAACCTCGATGCGGTCTACCAGAGCGAACAGGATGGTCTCGTCCAGCTCCGTGATCTCAGTATAGTGCCGGATGATGTCCGTCCAACGGTCCACCTCCTGACGTGCCGCCAACTGCGTCCGCAGCTTCTGTTCCAGTTCCGGGAGGGCATCGGCTTTCTGCGCCCGTTCGGTTTCGTACTTCTTCATCAGCGTCTGAAACACCGTCTGAGGGACCACGCCGGTGCATTTGTCCTCATAAAGATTCTGCATCAGCTTTTCCAGCTCAGTAATGCGGGCCGTGGCGCTTTTCAGCTCCTGCTCATAGGAGGCCAACCGGCTGTGCTTCTCCTTTTCCTTCATGCGGACGATCTGCGCGACCAAACGCTCCCGGTCATATTGGGCGTACTGCGCTTTTTCCTGGATGTCCCGCAGCACGACCTCCTTTAGCGCATCCTCATAGATGCTGTGGATGGTGCAGGCGGTCTTTCCGCTCCGGCCATAGTTGCCGCAGATGAAGGATTTGAACAACTCCGTATGACCATCGCTGTACTTCCGGCGCTCCGAGTGGTAACGCATCTTAAATCCACAGTCCGCGCAATAAAGCAGGCCGCTGAAAATACTGCCGTCCGTTTTGTCGGCGGGGGATTTCCTCACCCGCTTTGCGTCCAGGCTGACAACGGTATCCCACACCTCGCGGGAGATGATCGGCTCATGGGTGCCCTCCACACGAATCCAGCTATCCTCCGGCTTGCTCACCAGCTTGCGGGATTTGTAGGAGAGGGTCCCGCATTTGCCTTGCACCATGTTCCCGATGTAGACCTCATTGCGCACAAGAAACTTCACTGTGGCATCGGCCCATTGATGATTGACGCGCCGGGGGTCGTTCTGGCCTTTGCGCTGGTAATAGAGCACGCCAGGGGGCTGTATGCCCTCCTCGTTGAGCACACGGGCGATTCTGCTGTAGGTCAGCCCGGATGCTCTCATGGCAAAGATACGGCGCACAGTAGGCGCGGTTTCCTCGTCAATAACAAGGTGGTGCTTGTCCAGGGGATCGCGCTGATAACCGAACGCGGGATATGTACCCATGAATTTCCCGCTTTCCGCGCAGGCTTTTTTGACGGCCTTTACCTTCTTGCTGGTGTCACGGCTGTAAAACTCATTGAACAAGTTCAAAAAGCACATGACATCGGTGCTGCCGTCGTTGCGCATGGTGTCGATACCATTGTTGAGCGCGATGAAGCGGCACCCGATAGAGGGGAACAGGTAATCGGTGTACTGGCCGAACTCAATATAGTTTCGGCCAAACCGGGAGAGGTCTTTGACAAGAATGACGTTGATGCGCTTGGCCTTGGCATCGGCAATCAGGCGCTGGACGCCGGGACGCTGGAAGTTCGTGCCGCTGTATCCGTCATCAATATACACGTCGATTTCATTCCAGCCCTGTTCCCGTACATATCGCTGGAGCAGGAGCTTTTGATTTTCAATGCTGACGGATTCCCCGTCACGTTCATCGTCGTTGCTCAGTCTGCAATAGATGCCGACATTGTATGTTTTTTCGATCATTGTTTTACCTCCCGATCTGCCAGATTCATACTATGTGCGGCGAATGGCTCCCGCCGGATTGCTCCGGCTCCACCTATTATACAATCGGAGGGCGGGGCAGGCAAGGATGCGGCCAGCCGCGGGACGGATGTATGCTCAGTTAGCAGGGCAGGGGGCCAGCTCCGCCATAGCGCGGCGGACAGCCAACTGCTCCAGTGTCTGGCCCAAGTCTTTCTCGCCGGTGAACACGCTGGTCACGCGATACAGCGTCTTGCCGATCTGGATCTCCTTATACGAAGTGCTGATGCTGGGGCTGGTTTGCTCTTTCATGTTGATACCTCCATCGTAAACCGCAAAATGCGGGCAAGTCTTTTGAATATGGCAACCGCGCCGGGGTATGGCGGTGCCGCATGACATCTGCGGCCAGTTCCCGGCGCGGTTGTTGTGTTGTTATCCGTTTCGATGCTGTCTCGCCGTATTTGCCACGCATCCCAGGCGAAAGGGGGTATTGCTTCTTATTCATGGGTCGCCGCTGGCGGGCTGTCATAACTCCACTGGCACCGTTCTGAACGTATGCCGCAGGGTTCCGTCTCAAGTCTATGGACGGGCGTGAGCAAGTATCATTATCCCCCATGCAGGTCAATGCGTCCTGGCCGCGAACCAGTTTAC